AAAGTAACATATCTCATCTGTGCAATAGAACGCAATACTTCTCTATTTGTATTTACTGTATTACCTTTAAACACAAATGTAACTTTACTATGCAAATCTGTAATCTTAGGCTTCTTAATAGGGCTATAACCAGTTATAGCTTCCCATTTTTCTTCTGATGCAAATGCCCTGTACAAAGCATAAATCTGGTACATTAATTCTGCCCATCCACCTTTTTGGGCAGCAGTAATAAAACTATCTACTTTAGCCCCGGCTTCGCTGAGTAATGCTAATGTACCTCGTGCTGTGCGCGGCGCATTGCGTACCTGGGTAGACCCTACTACTTGTGGACTAACTGTAACACGATCTGCAAATAGTAGCACTGAATCCAAAGTAGCCAAATTAGCTAAAGGTTCCTGGGGGAACTTTGGAAATTCCACCGCAGGAAAGGATGCTACTGGTATACCTTGCCCTGATCTAACTCTTATAGGTTTAGCATTATTTGGAAATGCCATCGGCAAATAAAAGAAAAATGGATCAGTTATAAGTGCTTGCAAATCATTTACATTATTTATTACTATATTAGCTTCTTGGTTTAATGGCGCTATAAAATTGCCTAATGACCAACTATAATACCTATTACTTACTGGTATACTATGCAAATCCGCAAACGGGCGATGTCCGTGCGGAAAATTTTCTTCCAAGTATTGTGCTTTAACTATCTTTTCTAGTGCATAAGGTATTTGGTATATTGCTTCCTCATTAACACCATCATTATTTACATCATCTTTTAGATACATTTCAAAGATAAGTATTTTGTTACTTGAATATGGCTGTAATTTGCCAGCAGTAGCAGATTTTGTTGATCTTTGGCCAGTAACTTTATCTTTCTGTAAAGCTAATCCGCCTTCTTTTGGCATTTCTTCTACATCTTCAGTGCGCGCTTGCGAACGTAGTGTAGTTAGGTCTTCTTCTGTTAATTCCCACCCATCTTCCACCATGCGGTGTTTTACTTCATCATACGTAAGCCAGTATTTTTGGGTTACTCGCTCTGCCGATTGCAAATCTTTGGCGCGGAAAGGCACAATTAAATCTTCAAATTCTATTAGATCAACTTCAACATTATCTTTTTCTGTAATTGGTCTGAATATGTAAAGTTCTATAGTATCTGTAAATTTACTAGGATGAAATTCTACTACTATATTGTTATACTGAATACCATTTTCGGAAAAATTTATTACCACATTTACTGCTGGTAAATCTTGTTCTGCCGCCACATCTAATTTAGTACCATTATATCTATCATAAGTATCTACTATATCAAGTTTACCATATAACCCAGCAAGTATTTCATATGGTGTCTTATTACGTTTTTCTGGTACTTGTTGCTGGGTAAGGTCTACTTCACCTGGCCACCACACTGTTTCCCTAGATTCGATTACAACACCATTACGTTGCTGAAAATTATACCACGCTTTTACAGCAAGTACACCATCAATATGTCGTCCACGTAACCAGTTTTCAAAAGTTTTGTAGAAATTTGGTATATCATAGTCTACAGCCCAATTTACTTTACGTTCTATAGCATCTGTTTCTTCTTCATTAATTTCTTTTGGAATGCGTTTCGCGTGCGCGTGCGGCTCTACTGCCCAAAACGCATTCATTTCTTTAGATACTATAGTTTCTATTTTTTCTGCTACTAGAGGTAAATGTATATTTGATATTTCAGATTTTTCTGATTTCTTACGCTGGCGTATTCCATAGTATAAATTGCGTGTGTATTCTGATTGTTGTACAGCAGGTCTACGATCATCCACATCCTGCTCAATCAAACGCACCAATTCCTTGCCTTTTTTCTCTGCAAGTTCTGGTGATAGTATAATAGTTTTTGGCATATTAATCCGTTACTACAAATTCCACAGTAGCAGTATTATCTGCATCAGTATTCTTAAAATATAAAGCAGTTACTGAAGTACCCACCATCATAAGTGAATCTGCGTATATATACTGACTTGTAGTATTAACTGCTATATAAATTGATCTATCAGCAACAACTAGCAAATGTGCGCCAGGATTGCTGCCATCTATATCCCCTAAACTAGCTGCTTGGTAATTAGCCATATTAGCGGCTAATACTACTCTGTCGGAAGCATGCCTAGTATATGTTTCTGCTGTGGGTGAAAAAACTTGTTCATAAAGTTTTGCCCCGTTACGTGTCAGCAAAAATCTAGCATTCTCTTGTACGTTCAAAACATCTGTCACTGGTTAATTCTCCACTAAACATACTCATACCATATTTATCTTCTAGGTCTTCATCTTCTTCAGTGTCGTGTGGCATATTCTTTAGCATAGAATATGTAAGACCAGTTTGATAAATATAGCGAATACTGTCTATAAAATCATCATCTGTTTTTCTAACTTGCTGGCGTTCACCTTTTATATCTCTATCGCGTGAATTTCGCCAATCATCCCATACAAAACGCAAAAAGTTACGTTTAACATTTGCACAAGTATTAAATACTATTAATTCGGGTTCATGCCAATCTGCGCGCACTGTTAAAGCATCATGTATAGAATCATACCCAAAAGCTGCATTACGTTTTGGCGCTGCTGTAGTATAAATACCTTGCTCTGAAAATTTCTGTTGAATAGTTAAACCTGTGCCACGTTCTAATTCACGCGCTGAAGAATCTATTAATCTTATAGGTGGTACATTATCTTTTTCTTCTAATTCTTTTATCTTTGCTGCAACCTGTGACACTGTTACAAGTTTTTCATCAAACAAGTCACGATATACATATTTCTGATTATCTGGATTTATAGCCACCCATGTAACAGCTATAGGTTTACGGGGGTGAGGATCAATTACACATACTCGTGGCCAAGTTTTTGGTATGATAAAAGGTTCTATCCAATAAGGCGGTTCAGGTTTCCATTCCTTGTACACACGACCAGTTAAGTGCAACCATTCCCCACCCACTCGTGCAGCGCGCTCATCGGAACGCAAATTCTTAATAAAACTATCTACAGCCTGCTGTTCTAGAAACCCACCACGCTCGCGCATATTTTCATAGATACTAAAATGATATACTTTAACTTTACCATCAGGATCATTTGCGCGTTCTGCTATTACATCTGCTATCCACGGTTGACTAAGTGGCGTTAATGTTAACCAAGAATGCCCATGATAATCTACTAAACCGCGTGATAGAGCAGCGTACTTTCTGTACCCTACAGGTTCATCAATCCAAAACCAGTGCCCTGCTGTACCTTCAAAAACTTCGTCGTCCTGATCGTCGCTCATCAAATACCATATACTACCATTTTTCCAATTTATTTCAACTGGAATACCGCGATTATCCTTGCGAACCGTATACCATCCTCGTGGTCCCCATTCCTGTAATTTTGGCCAGATAGTCTGTTTTATAGCTTGCGAATAATCTTGTGCAACTACTCTACCTATATTTGGTACTGGAATAGGTCTACCATTAGGTAATCTTACTATTCTATTAGGATGATTTTCAGGAAGCCAAGGTCTATAACCTAAACTGTGCGCGATTGCTTCTACAGTGCCGCATGCCGATTTACCTGATCTATTATCCCCTAGTACTAATCGTATTTCAGCTTCGCTGTCATTAAAAAATTTATTCTGCCCTGGCGATTCTGGATTAGGGCGAAAGAACACAATTTTCTGTGTTACATACGCAGCTTCCAACGCCAGCAATTGCTTGTAAAGTTCTACAAGTTTTTCATGCAAAACTGTGGCAGAACAACTCTTTAATTCGGAGTTCATTTATATCTTCTATAGGTAGTACCGTTGGTATAACGCGCAAATCAGGTTCGCAAAATTTTATTGTGCAATATTTAATTAAATGATTTATTTCAGTTAGGAACCATTCACCAAAGGCTTCTGAATCATTAGGGTATCGTTTCCATAAAGCAGTGAATCCGGTATTTAAATCAATTAAAACCAGTGTAGAACATTTCTTACCCGTCAAATTCTCCAAGGTCTATTACCTCTGCTTTGGCTTTATTTAATTCTTCTATCTGTTGTACTTCAGATACTACTTCTTCCGTGCGGCGCAACATTTCTTTATTGTCATCATTGAATCGCACATTGAGAATATTAAGTTCTTTTATTTTTCCTTGCACAGCATCTAATAAACCTGATACATCTTGTGGTATCATAAGATTACCCCTGACAGTATCAGAAGTTAGTGCCTTCTCATAATTCAACGCAACATTTGCTTTATCTGTTAGTATCCCAAACGCAGTAGCTTTTTGCAGCAAAGATGGCCCAAAAGTTTTATAGGCCATAATATTACCATCTTTATCACGTATTGGTATACGCCCGGATTCTATATCTTCTGGTGATATTGAATCCAATAC